AAGCCAAAGAAAAACGCGACCATATAAATTACCGCAGGCTAGTCGAAAATGGCTTCGTAACGCTGTCAGAGCTTGAGAACGGGAATATCTATGACCAGCAAATAATCGATTATGTGAACGACTTGATCCTCAAATACAATTTCAATGTTATCGCAATTTGCTACGACAGATATTCGGCAAATAATATTGTTAATACTTTTGATGAAGAAGGCTACACCATGGTCGATGTTGCCCAGGGATACGCTTCGTTGTCTGAACCGACTAAGCAATTTAGAAAGTTTGTCCAGGATGGTGACCTCATTCACGGGCCTAACGACCTGTTAGAAATAGCAGTCAACAATGCAATCGTTAAAACGGTTAACGATGCCGTTATCTTGGATAAAACGCAGAACAGAAACAAGATTGATCCATTAGCAGCGTTGATCGATGCATTTTTCAGGGCCTACTTACACGACTTTTCAGGGATATATCAAGCTGATAATGACTGTTACCGCAATGAATTTACCTTTTAGAGGACTGAAAATGAAGAAAAAGCAAAGCTTTTTAACACGATTACTGCTTTTTTTATATGTAAACATCCAAACGGTATTGCTGATTATTGGAATTGCTGTTTTTTCTACAGGATTCTTTCTTCTTAACGCAAAAATCGGTTTTATCGTTCTTGGATTGATATTGATAATTTTGGCAGTATACGTCGACCACCAGTCAGGAGGTGATGACTAATGACTTTTTTTAGACCGTTAAGTTTTGATAGCAATAGCGGTCAATATGCAGGATTTGAAACAGCACCAATCACATATTCGCCCATTAGTGGCTTGCATAACTCGGATGTGTTTACGGCGGTAAACGTGATTGCAAATGATATTGCAACTAATCCAATCAAGCTAGAAGCAGAGAACATAAATCATATTGCTGATAACAGATTTGATAGCTTGAATTATTTGTTGAATGTTAAGCCGAATGATCAGATGAGTGCTAGATATTTCAAGTACGCCATGATGGCAAACATGCTTTTAACAGGAAATGGATATGCTCGTATCTTTAAACTCAAGTCTGGCGAGGCAATGGAACTACAGCTACTTCAACCGTCTTGGGTTCAGGTGTTACAAAACGATACAACGGGGGATATTTATTATCGTGTTCAGGATGGCCTTCATGATCCATATGATTTACAGGCAGATGACGTTTTACACGTTCGTTTTCTAACGACCAACGGAATTATTGGACGCTCACCTCTTTACGCTTTACAAGACGAGGTTTCTATTCAACAAGGTGGCAACAAACTGCTAAAAGATTTCTTTGGCTCAGGAATTAATGGCTCAGGGATATTGAAAATGAGCAGAGGCAATCTGGCCCCTGACGCACGTAGCCATATCAGAGATGAATGGTACAAAGCCAATGGCCCGGACAATAAAACACGTTTGATCGTGAGTGATTCGACAGAGGATTATCAGCCCCTAGAAGTTGATACATCTATTTTGAAGATTGTTAACTCAAATGACTATACAACGAAGCAAATTGCCAAGGCTTTCGGCATTCCAACAGGTCGTTTGGGCCTTGAGAACGCACATACTTCATTGCCACAAAGCAATCTTGACTATATTCAAAACTCACTTGACCACTATTTTTCCATGTGGACAAGCGAAATGGATATTAAATTGTTAACTCGCTTGCAATCAAAGAAGTTTCATTTTGAGTTCGACGTATCTCGATTAATGGAGCTTGACGCTGAAAAGAATATGGAATTGACGATTGACTGGTTCAAGTCTGGATTGATTAGTGATACTGAAGCACGGCGACGTGTTGGATATGCGCCATATGATGACGGCATGGCCGGTAAACGTATTGTTATTTCTAACTTTGTGCCGTATCAAAACATTCAAACCAATTTCCCTAATAACGTTATTGTAGGCAATGCATACGATGACACCGGTAAGCCTATTGCCAAGAAGACGATGAGCAGGACGATGAAAGAACAATCTGACGAGACGGAAGGAGGTGATGCAAATGGCCAAACAGATGGAAATGAGGAGTCTGGAAGTAATCCCGACAATCAATGATGATAACGAGATTGAGGGTACGGCAGTTGTTTTTAACCAGCGTTCTGAAGATTTAGGCGGTTTTGATGAGATCATTGAGCCTACTGCCTTGAACGGCGTTGACCTATCTGATGTTGCTCTGCTTTACAACCACAACGGTGGAGACGTATTGGCACGTACGAGTGCGGGAACGCTCAAGATTGACGCTGACGAGCAAGGCGTACATTTCCGTGCACAGTTGCCGAAAACAACGCTCGGGAATGACGTTAGAGAAAATTTACTCAACGGCAACGTCAGAGGGATGAGCTTTGGCTTCAAGATTGGTAAGCGAAGCTGGGAAGAACGTGGAGACGGTAACTATACTCAACATGTTCAGCAACTAGATAAAGTGTTTGAGCTGTCTCTCACGCCGTTTCCGGCTTACAAAGAAACAGATGTCCAATTAAGCGAGCGATCGCTTGAAAACGTCAAAAGCACAGAGAAAGAAATTTTGTTAGAGAAAGAATGGTTCGCCATTCAGAAAGAAATTGGAGGAAATTAAATGTTTAAAGAAAAGATTGAAGCGCTGACTAAAGCTTACAATGAAAAGATTTCAAAGCGGTCTGCGTTACTAGAAAAAGCCGACAAAGTAGCAGATTCAGAAGACTTGGAAGGCTTAAAAGAAATTCGGTCTAATTTGTCATCGCTTAAAGATGAAATTAATTCATCTAAATCTGAGATTGATGAATTAAATGAATTGGCAAAAGAGGCTGCAGAAACTCGTTCAGTATTGACCATTCCTACTGACGCAAAAAAGGCACAGGCCAAACCAGAATATCGCGATTTGTTAAATAGTTACTTCCACAAAAAAGAAGTACGTAGTGGATTAATTTCAGATAACGCAGAAGTAACGATTCCTGATGTCACTCAATATATTCCAGAACATGAAGTTAAAAGCGTTGTTGATTTATCTCAATTTGTTAATGTTTTTGCCGCGACAGGGCCTTCCGGTAAATATCCAATCGTAAAACGTGCGACAGCTGTTTTGAACACTGTTGAAGAATTGCAAAAAAACCCTGAACTAGCAAAACCAGACTTCATTACGATTCCGTGGGAAGTTGCTACTTATCGTGGCGCAATCGCGATTTCAAAAGAGGCAATTGATGATTCACGTGCCGATTTAACGGGAATTGTTGCTCAGAATGCCCTTGAACAAAAAGTTAATACCACAAATGCGAAAGTTGCTGAAGTTCTTGAAGGGTTTACAGCTAAAACGGTTTCCGGTGACGATGTAGACGCAATCAAGGAAATCTTGAACGTTGATCTTGATCCAGCATATTCACCAGTAATTATTGCTAGTCAATCGTTTTATCAATATCTTGACACCATTAAAGATAAGAACGGCCGCTATTTATTGAACGACCCAATCGTATCTAGCTCACCAGCAACACTTTTAGGCGTTCCTGTCTACAAAGTTGGGGATGAACTCTTAGGCAAAGCTGGTGAAGCCCATGCGTTTATTGGCGATCCACGGCGTGCAGTCTTGTATGCAAACCGTACTGACGTTCAAGTGCGCTGGGTAGACAACGATATTTACGGTCAGTATTTACAAGCTGTTATTCGTTTTGGCGTTTCGAAAGCTGATGAAAAGGCTGGTTTCTTTGTTACCGAAGGAGCTGCAGTAGCTGGTACAACGGGGGAATAGTTTCCCCGTCTGAAAACGGCGGGGTTAAGCCCACAAGCGCCAGCACAATAGCACAAATAACGGCTTGGCTAGACGCTAACAGCATTGACCACGCCGGTAAGACGCTTAAGGCTGATTTGCTTGCCCTTGTTCCCACAGATTAGGTGGCGATTAAATGAAGTTTACAACAGAACAGCTGAAAACGTATTTGCGTATTGATATCAGTGATGACGATGAAATCTTGGCCAGTCTTTATACTACTGCAGAGGCTTACGTTCAAACCGCAGTTTCTCTTGACGCGACAACTGAAGAGTTGGAAAAGTTTGATCAGTTCAATCAGGCGTCAGTCCTACTGGCGGGGCATTGGTATAACTCACGGTATGCAGTCCAACAAACAACGTCAATCAAGCCAAACAATGACGAAATACCATTTGGTGTTACGTCATTAATATGGCAAGTTCGTGCTCAATATTTTCACAGCTTGGAGGAGACTACTGATGATAATCAATCAGATGAACAATCGAATTGAATTTTATACAGTCAAGTCTCATAAAAACGAGAACGGAGAAGCTGTTTCGACACCCACGCTTGTTTTTTCGCTCTGGTGCGATATCTCAAAAGATTCCGTAAAAGAGTATAAGGAACATGATTTTGATGAAAAAGGGAGTCGGCAGTTAACCTTTCTGGTGGATTATCGTGCCTCACTAAAAGCAACTCGTGAAATGACCATAAAATTCCGAGGCACTGATTTCAATATTGAAGATATTCAACGCGACTATACGTTTAAAGACATGACAAAAATTGCGGCAACGGAGGTGGATAAGTAGTGGTCAAGGGTAGTGAAGAGATTCTGACAGCGGTGAGAAATTTAAAAAGCCAAAGTATCAAGCAGCAGAATACAGCACTGGAAGAAGCGGCCAAAACAGTTTTGATTAACGAAGAGCGCATAACACCAGTGGATACTCGAAGACTATTAGGCGACGCCATCGTTGGAAAGCCTCGTTCAATAAAGGGAATACGTCAAATATCTATTGGTTACGGTAAGCCAGTAGGCTGGCGGGCACACTTTGTGGATACGGGGACGATCAAGCAACCGGCGCAGAACATCACGCTTAGGACAATTTATTCATCCACAGACGAAGTTGAAAGTATCTTTATTAAACACATGAAGGTGAAATAAATGCTGCCTGAATTAAAAGTTTATAACTTACTCGAAAACAGCCCCGAGTTGAATGCATTAATGGATTCTATTCGTGGAGATGCCAGGGACGAACAATTGATTTACACCAATGACATTCCAGAAGAACTCAGCTTTTATGCGGATGCGCCTATTATTCGTGTCACGTTTGTTCAAGACAGAATTATTTCTGCTGATGATGATGATCTTTTGACGAACAGCACTGTTGAAGTTGATTTTTGGACGCGCAGCTTGACTGATAGCTCGAAGTTAACGCCCTTAATTCGTAAAGTTCTGAGAGACAGCGGCTGGTATCAATTCGACAACGCTCGTAAAAAAGACCCTGATTCAGCTGATTCAAAAGAAAAGTTACTTTATATGAATACAATCTGGGTCAAAAGCGACCCTTATCAATAGGAGGATTTTTAAATGGTAAAAAAAGGAATTGGTAAGTACGGTGTTTCCGAGCTTACATTTGGCAAATTAACAGATGACTTGGTTGTCGGTGATCCATTAGTTGTGCCTGGCACGACTGAAGTACAGCAAGAAATCACAATCGATAACGCAACTTTACCAGCTGATGACGGCCCGTATTTGGCGGTCTCATCTGGTATTTCAGACGCAAAGCTGACGATCAACAACTACGATGTTAATTCTGACGCAAAACAAATTTTGTATGACTTACAAGTTGTGAACGGCATTGAAATCTATGGCAAGAACCTGATTCCTAACGATGTCGCAGTTATGTATAAGACTAAAACAACAAACGGTGAAAACGTTTATGTTGGAATGCTTAAGGGTAAGTTCACATTGCCCGGTATGCACTCTCAAACTGCTGGCGATGGTGCTCCGGCGCCTGAAACAGATGAAATTGAAGGAACTTTCGTTTCTCGTGCCGTTGGTAGTGAAGATGTTGTTTACTTA